TTCTCGTCGGTCTCTTTGGACGGCAGCGGGGTGGGCGCAGGCGTGGCGGCTGTGTGCGCCATCTGGTTCGCCATCTGCTGTTGCTGGGCGGTAATGCCCCCCAAAGTGTTTCCCAGTTGGTTCTTGAATTCGTCAAACCACTGAGGCGGTTGATCCGCGTTCTGTTCGTCAGCCATTTCCTGCCACCTTTCTTAATTCGACCCGTCGCACTGAGGCGAAAGCCCGTTCCATTTCCCGTTCAACGACTTCAAGGAAACGCAGCATCCGGCGCGATTCTTCCAAAAACGCCCGGTTTTTATCGATATTCTTCCGCACCAGCATCTCTTGGCGGGCCTCATCCTGGGCCTTCTCCAGAGGTACTTCGATGCGCTTTCGCCAATTCGGCGGCGTCAGCATACGCCCCATCCGAATCGCGTGGTCCTCGCGGGAAACGCCCTTGTCTTTTGCGCGGGCGTTTTTAGCTTTGCCCTTGGGCATAGCCGATCCAATGAGATCGCAAATCATCACCAGAGCGTCTAGCTCGTGGGAGATCTCAATCACGCGATGGGCAGGGGAAAAATCCAATTCCCCCATGAGCAACTCTTTCCGACGCCCAAGGATATGGGCAATCGCCTCGCCGTAGACCTTCGGTCCACGCGAGTCTAGAAGCAGGAGCATGTCCCGTTGCCGTTCAAGATCGTCCAGATGTGCGCCCATATTTAAGATGGACCCCGCCACATGAAGCGAAGTCATTCCCTCTTATGACGACGAGGCTCTAGGTCTGCAAGCTACAACCTTGTTTTTACTAGTTTTACCAAGTCTCTTCGATTTCGGCCCGCTTGGCCTCGAACTCCGCGCCAGCCGCTGCCTGAATCTGAGCCCTGGTCGCAGCCGCTTCTTCAACCGCCGCTGCCGCACGCGAGTTGACATCGCGGGCAATCTCTCCGGTAACGCGATCCTTAATCGTCTCCGACATGAAGGTTGCGATATCCAGCTGCGTCCCCTCGCGGGCGTTCACCAAATCAACGACAGTCTGGATATGCTCCAGGTTCTTCGCGTCAACTTCCTGGCAATACTGCGCCGCCATCGAGGTGAAAGGAATAATCACGATAATGATCGATGCGAGAATGATTTTCATAAGTCACCCGTTATTTGAGCAAGAAATGACAACCCAGTCCGAGAGGGAGTCGAGGTAAAGAGCGGTCAACGTGTCACCCGTCGATAGGGAGCAATAATTTACGAAATAGTTTGCGCAAAGCGTCTGGCAAGAAGTTGTCGTCAGACGCATGTTGCTGTTGCTGCCGTTGTGAAAAACCATGTTGCCGGTCCCCACGTTGACGAAAGTGGTGACCTGACCGTCGACCCCATTGGCAAGTAGGATGGGATTTCGGCCAGTAGACGAACTAAATTCGGTTACTGTCTTCGTCACTGTGAAAGAGGTCGAAGTGCCGGGATCGACGGCAGTACCCGGCGAGTAGACCGTCTTGGAGGCGTTCACGATGCCGGTGGTTACGCCAGCGGCGATGTCCACCCCAGTGCCCCCGCCGTTGATGTCGATCGCAATCTGGCCTGCGTCAGGGTTGATCGCGAGCGCCGTACCGGAAGTCGAGTCGATCGTGATGCCCACACCCCCATCGTTAATGTCAATCGCATAAGCGGAGTTGTTCACTTGGATGCCAACCGAAGACCCGTCCGCAATCTTTACCCCATAGTCAATCGTGCCGAGCGTCTCGAAACCCACAGTGTTCGTTGCCGTGGTCTGCGCGTTCGCAACGAAGCAGGAGCGATTCGTAATCGTGCCAGCCGCAACAGGAGCGCCGCACTCGTAGCCCAGCACGCGATCGAGGGTGAACCCTGATTCCACGCTGCCGCCGGTTCCGTACTGCACAATGTCCGAGGTGGGGGCTACCGAACCACCGCCGGAATTCTCCATTTTGAAACCCGAAAAGATGGTGGGGATTCCCCCCAGTAGCGTCAGTGTGGAGCCCCCAAGTGGCTTGAATTGCGGGTTTGCGAAGAAAGCATTCGCCCCCGTTATCGTCATCGCGGTGTCGATTTCGATGGTCGGCTGAAAACTGAAAAAAGACGGCCCAAGGTTTAAGAATGGCTCGACATCGTAGTGGAAAGTTCCAGTCGCGTTAACGAAAACCGGGAAGGCGAGGTTATGGTCAATCTCAACCTCGTCAACCCACTTGATGAAATCCAAAGCGGTGGTGATCGTCTTGTCCTCGGCCATTAATCTAAGCGGGTTGAAAGTCCGGTTAGCGCCGATAAGCCCAAGACCCTTCGGCTTGAGCGTCGAGCCCGATCCAACCTCCAAGGTCTGGCCGGTGTTCTCTCCCGTCGTAATCGCGGAGAACGCACTGGACCCACCGCCACCGCCGCCCGCGATCTCAGCCCAGCCCGAAGCCCCGCAGAAATACAGCTTTGAGTTGCTGGTGTCATAGACACACGCGCTGGCCGCGCAGGCACCCGTGGGCGCAGAGGTAGACTCGACGCAGGGCTGCGACTGAGTGCCAGAGCCCATGTCCAGATAGTCGTTGGTCTTCGCAGTGAGCCTGGAGCAGTCAGGCCCACTGCAATCGAAAACCCGCGTGACCCCGGCAGGATGCGCAGGAGTCGCAAGAAATGAAAAGACCAGCAACGAGATCCAGAGGACCGTCAGCCAGCCAAAGATACGCGCCACGTTTATTTTATGGCCGTGCGGGAAGCGGTCGCGCCGACGCCGAGTGTGCCGAGAAGAATCCCCAGCCCCGTGTCCTGGTAGTTCTCACCGCCTCCGAAAAACAAACCCAGACCCGTGCCGATCTGGAAAAGAGTAGTCATCAGCCAGCGAAAATCGATCTTTTCAAAAAAACTCATTAGTCGTCTCCTGTGTTGTGGCGAATTCTCTCGTGACTAATCAGCGCACGAGATCCGCGTTCATCGATCGCCTCTATCCGCGAGGCGACTCCTTCAAGAATCTTTGCCGTATTTGCCTGACTGGCGGTTAAGCTACGGAAGGACTCCTGCATCTGTTGCTGATAGTGGCGTGAATCTTTTTCCACCAAAGTAATCGAAGCCGTCTGACCCGCGTCGATCCGGTACTGCGCCTCCTGCTGCCAAACCAAAAAGAAAGCGGCAGCACCCATCACTCCACCCATGACCCATTTGAAAATATCCGGCGGCATCATTGTTCTTTCCCCCACACAACTCCACGCAGAGAAATGCCAGACCCGCCCAAGGCTAGGGTCGTATCGATTTTCAGGATGTCATTGACCGGCAAAAGCAGCCCGTCGCCAAACTCTCCCGATGCCAGCCAGGACAACCCACTGTATGCCCCCGCTTCGCAGACCCACAGCGGGGCCAGCGGTACGGCATCAGCCTGAAACTCCACAAAGGCTGGGGCAGTATGCGTCAGGTCGCTCAGTGCCACCCCCGCAATCCGAAAGCCCACCAGATTCACCGACCTGCTCGCAGCAGGATTCCAGATCGTCAAGGCAGGGCCAGTCAGCGTTATGTTGAACGGCTTGTAGACCCAGTTACCGCTAGCCCGAAACCCGCTAGCCCTTGTGCGGATTGCCATTTACCGTTCCGCGCCCATCGGTTGAGCGGCTAACTGCTCTGAAGTGGGAGGCGCAGCAGGTGTTTGTCCGGCATCTGAGACAGGTGGATTCCCAGCACCGGCCTGTGCGCCTCCTTGTTCTTGGTTCATCTGCATCGACATCAGCATCTGCTGATACGCAGCCTCGTCGGGCGGGTAGCCCAGGTCCATCGGGTCGAGGCCAAGATTCGACACGAGGCTATAAAAGATCGGCACCTGCGTGGACGGCGGCATTCCCAACGACTGCGATGCGTTGAGGATCTCCATCAGCTTGCCGTTCATCGCCTCGCGGCTCATCACTTGGCTAATGCCGTGCGCCTTGATCTTTACCGGCTGGTCGAGGATCTTGAACCTTGAGACCGGGTCATAAAGAAGTTGCGGCCCGCCATACTCCGAAAGCAATTCTGTCAGCTTCGGGTTCGAGTCGTCGCCACCCCACTGGATGATGTACTCGAAAATCAGTTGCAGGATTCCTTCGACATCGTTCTGCTCGATCCGGCGAGCAACCTGCTGCAAGTAAGCCGTGCCAGCCTGCGAGCGGGTCTGCACTTCGGTAGCACTGGCTCTGCCTCGGCTCGTCGGCATACCCGGTGCGGTGAACTCCCCGATCGCTGTGCTGCTGTCACCGATTTTCTGGAGGTGCTGGAGGACCGGCCACGCCATGTTGCTCTGCGTTGTGAAATTAAGCTTACCCAGAAACCCATCGCGTCCACGGTAGACGCGACCCGGCTCGATGCTGTCGATATCTCCGGGCTCGTCACTCTTCGACTCGTCCACCATGAAGGCACCCAGCACCGAATACTTGATGTCGTCCAAGATCAGGTTCGTGAGTTGGGTCATCTCTTCCTGCACGTTCGCGTCGGCTTCCACCAAGGAACGTCCCCACAGCATTTCGCGATGCTCCAGCGGGGTAGAGCAGATCATCGGGAATTTACCCGACCACATCGGGTTGGGACCGATGCTCAGAAGAGTGCGCTCGTTCGCAATGACGACTTTCCAGTTCTCACAAACCAGGTCACCGTCCCGGTCATAAAGGTTGCCGTAATAGCACTGCACCAGATGCCGCCGCCGGTCACCGGAAGGGCTCTGGTCCTCGGCCCACGAGTTCGGCGCAATGGAGCCGTCCCGCTCGCCAGGCAGCGTAGACATCGGGGCACCCAGATCGTCGAACTGGTACATGCCCGCATCCCGACCGGCGATCAGATCCTCCTCGTCGATCAGGTCTTCCGTGATCACATATTTGCACTGCTCGAACGTGTTCGCGTAAGGATCTGGGAACACATTGAAAACACTCAGGTTTTTCAGCGAGAAGCGCCCACGGGCAATTGCGTCGGTCTCGACTACTGTCTCGGTTACCGGCATGCCCTGTTGAGCCGCCATCATTGCGGTCTGTTGGTCAGCATAAAGAGGCCGCTCGACTACCCGTGGACGCCGATCCACATATTCCTCGTACTGGAGGCAAAGCCACCCGGTGCCATAGAGGAATGAACTCTCCCAAGTGCGTAGGAGATGATTGATTAAATCGGTGTCGTCAACGACGATATGCATCCATTTCTGAATGAAGTTGACCAAGTGGTCGTCGGCATATTGGGAAGTCTTCTGAATGGTAAACCAGTCGGGGCTATCCACCAAGGCACCCTGCATGGAGGCGACGGCAGAGCGCACCTTCATCAGGATCTCGGGGATCTGCATCTGGGCCTGCCAGTCCTCTTTTTCCGTCCAGTCGCTCGTGGCGTAGTAGTTCGCCTCGTATTTGCGCCAGGCGTTCTCCAGCGGGCGGCGAATCTTTGCCGAATCCTCGCGTGCCCGCCGAACGGTCTGGATGATCTCGTCCTCAGTGAGTTGGGATGCCTTCTCCAGATCGACCACTCCCGCAGGAGCGCCCTCGCCCTTGAACTCGGCCCACGGGGGAGAGGAAAATGGCAACTCATCGCCCGTGTTCACGGGCTCAATCTCGGTGAAAGATTCGGGTGCTGAAGCCGAACCGGGCGAGGGCATGTATGGCGTCATCTATTTCTTATCTCCCGTCGCCTGCGAGCATCCTCCCCAGCGGGTAGCGCGAACCCGGTTGCGCCTGCCTCGGGGCAGGTGCTGCGGGCGCGGCGGGGGCCGGGGCGTTGATCGGCGCGTCAACCATGGGGGGATTCTGACGACGAGATAGATTTTGCGCAATACCCTCTACTATCGCAGACATACGGCTCTCGATGTCGGCCATCGGGTCAACGGTCTGGGAGAATGAGAGCCCCTCGATGCCGGTGGTGCGGAGCCGATGAATGAGCGCCGGATCGAGCCCAAGCGTCCCATCCGGTAAAGTGTGGACGCCCTGCGACTTCAAGAAAATTGCAAACTGATGCTGCGCCAACTGGAGGAAGGAAAGCGTGACCTGTTGCAGGTCGCCGATCTGCGGGTCGTCAAGTCGGACTAACTGTAGCCCCGGCTCGTTGGCGGCTTCTTCCACCGGGGGTTCGCCATTCCCCTCAGCGAGCCTCCCGCTCTGGTGATCTGGCTCTTCTCGCGGTTGCGGTTCGCGTAGCTGCTCGCCAGCTTGCTCCTCACTTGCCCCGACCCCTGCTTCGTCAGTCGGTTCCAGGTCAGGCCCGCTCCCGCCAGATACCTCAGACAATCGACGTAATCCTTCGCTGCCTGCTTGTAGTCCCGCTTCGTCGCTGTCGGGCTCCACACGAAGCGGCTCAGAGCCCACTTCGGGCCGCGCTCCATCTTCGCCACGGCTTCGGTCATTTTCAACTTTGGTTTTCTTTCGTCTTCCAGCATTCCTGGTTGCCATATAGGTTTCAGCCAATCGTGTAAGGCTTGGAGGGGGGTCTCCTCCGAGCGTCTGTATTCGAGCCCGTTTCTTCTGAAAATATCGAACCAAGTTTCTCTGGTCTCTTGGTTGGCAGCGTGAGCCCCGCCTCGGGCGTCCATGATCGCAACGTCCACCCCACGGGCGAACATCTTGCGGATTTTCTTGATCTCGCGGCACATTTCTCCGAAGCCGCTGTTCGGGATCTGGGCCGCGTGAAACACATACCAATCGTCGGTAGGTGAGCAGGTAGCCCAGATGCAGGTCAGTCCCCGACGCGCTGCCGGGTCGATCACCTCGACAATCGGCCAGCTAGGGTAGGGCTCGAAATCAGGGCAGACCCAGTCGTCGTTCACATAGGAGAACTCCACCGACTGGAGAGACATGAACACGCCCTGCGAACGCGCTGCCTTCTCACCCTCGGGAAGACCGGCAAGGAACTGCTCGATCTGCGCGTGGGGCAGGTGGCCGCCGTTGCACTCCTTACACGCATCGTGCATCTCCACCCGGTGATAGCCAACCGTGCCATAAAGCGGTGACTCGGGGTCTTGCGCCGGGAGAATCAACTCATCCAGAAGCCAGGGCTCTTTCAGAGGCGTGGCGGTAATGTACATTCGCCCCTCTTTTGCCATCAGCCCGCGCCGGATCGCATTGAAGATGTCCTGCGGCGGCGGTTCATCCAGCCAGCAGAAGTCCAGCACCGATCCCTCGTAGGCTGCAACCGGCGAAGAATAACTCTGCAACGTCAGTTCACAGCCGGTAACGAAAGACCATTTCGTCTCGATCCCCATGCTGTTGCGTTTGGGCGGTCCCTTCAGCATGTCGGGGGTCACGAGCGACTTGAGCTTCGGCACCAAGTTCTGCGCGATGCTCACCTCGAACGTCTCGCCTCCAGCCAAAACCCTTTTGCCGCGCAATGAGTTCCGCTTCCAACGCTCGCCCTTGCCGCCCAAGGAAATGGGACTCACTCCCAAGCACTCGCGCAGAAGTGCCACCACTCCGCAGGTGCTTTTGCCCACCTGGTTTCCCGAAAAAAGCGCCATCACCTGGCTCTCGTCTTCCAACCAAGGACGCTGGTAGGGGTGGGGCTCGAAATGCAGGTAAGCAGCCGACTGCTTCAGCTTCTCCGCTTCGTCGGTCATGCCCTCAACTAGGGCAGAAAGCTCCTCGGTGGAGAGTTCGCTGAAATCCGGGGATGCGGGCTTTTTCTTAGGCATCGTATTTTATCGGCAAGATCTTATCGACGTTCGACTCGACGAAAAGCGGGGAGACGCCGAACTTCCCCTCAAGTAGCAACGAGTATGCATGGACATGCTCGCGGGCCTCGGCGCGAGTATCGAAGCCACCATCCTGTGTCAGGAAGTCGAGGGTCTTCTCCATGCAGTAAACGGATCGCTCTCTCCCCGAAGACCAGTCGATAGCCGTTCCCAGCATTGTGTCGCGGAAACGCTTCTCTTCGTTGGGGCTGAAAGCCTCGAAGCCGAATAACTTAAATTTTTCTTCAGAGTCCATCTCGCCAAACTTCTCCCCATTGTGCAGCCATCGCCGTCGCCATCCCGACAAAGAAACGACTGCGCTCCTTCTGTCGCTCCGGGCCGGGTGGCATTCGCCAGACTCGTGCCTCCCGCCCTTCGACGACATCTGTCGGAAGCAGCGGGGGGAGCCCATCCAACCAGAGGCAGGTGCGCTTCACTTCACCATCGCCAAATTGCCACGGCTGCACGGATTGCGTCTGCCGCTGACCGATCAACTTCGCCGCATGTCCGTGCATCACCGGGTTCTCGACGCAAATCAGCGGGATTTCGCAGTCCAGAAATTTTCGGAAAAAGGCAGCAGCCTCCCGCATCCGACTCCACCGCTTTTCGTCCCTCTCTCCGGGCGAAGAATAAAGCCAACGGACGCCACTATTTGCCAGGAACGTGCAAGGCGGGTGGGCAATCAGCATATCGAAACGGTCGCGATCCAAATGCTCAAGCGCATCGCCCTGTATATGCGGGCCGAAATCCGACTCACTCGGCAAAAGATCCACCGAAACAGCATCGTGACCCCTGCGAATGAAGGCATCCCGAACGGTGCCGCTGAATTCGCAAGCCACAAGAACCCGCAACATCACTCGCCTCGCTTCAAAAGTTCTTCAGCCGCAGCCCGCAGCATCTTGGCCCGCTCCGCAATGTCCTCAGAACTCGAAACCCGCTCCGACTCCGCACCCCGCTGGAGCGCCTCCAACTTCGTCACGATCGTCACCGCCTTGTCGGCAATGCCCGCCAAAGCAGTCGGCTGGAGGTTGTGGTTCTCATCGAGCTTCTCCTGCAACCGACGCATCGAGATCTGCGCGATCCGGGCAGCAGTGTTCGATAAAGCCGTGTATTTCCCGGTACTTACGCCGGTCTCGATGACCTCGGCTACCGGCGTGTTCTCAGTGATCCGCTTGCCCAAACCCCACCTCAGTCCACATTGTTGAAAAAACTGTGGGCACCGATCACCACAGTCGGCTCAACGCCCTCTGCCCAATGCGTCCGGTCGGCAATCTCGCTCACCAAATAATGGCAGGAGCCGTCAGTCGGGTCGGGCAAAAAGCCGAAATAAGCCCCGCAGCAAACCTTCAGACATTCCTTCCAAGCGGGAGACTCGTGGATGGCCTCAAGTCGGTAAGCCCTCCAGTTGTCCATGCCCTGGTCGGAATTCCAGCAGGAAAACTGGTACGGCTGGTGGACTACGGAGCGGATCGTACCCGGCCAACGCTTGTCCTCGACGCGATTCAAAATCACATGCGCCACCGCCAACATGCCGCAGAATCCCTCACTGGATGACTCCAGCCAGGTAGTAATCGCAAGCTCGTGAAGTTCGCTCTCTATGTTCAGCATCAGCACTCCGAGAGCGGCGAGAGGGGCCAGGAAAACTGAAAGGAAAACCCAACCCCTCCCGCCAGATAGAAAAGAGGACCGTCTGCTGAGGAGGCAACACGGCTAGGCACTTCTACTACCAATAGCAAATCGAAGCAAGTTGGAGCTAGGAAAACCTAACCAAACTACGAGCAGCAAGACGCCAGACTTGGTGTCTTGGTGCGAGTTGCCTCAGACTCCACTTCCAGTCGCGCATCACCCCTCGCTGGGCCGTTTCCAACTAAGGAATGAATCCGATTCCTAATCTAAAGTCTTCGGATCGAGCGGAGCGAGTGTCCGAACCCGCCGGGAGGGCAATCTGCCAGCACTACCGAATTTTGCTAGCTGCCAAAAGTCGGGAAGCACTGTCCCCGATCCCTTGCCCAGCTACCAGGAACCAAGCTACTCTACGCCTAATCCCCAAAACCCATTCCTGTATGGGTTTATCACCACCAATTCACTACGCTTTTTGGCTAGTAAATCAAGATTTAACTAGCTTAAACTTGCAAGTAGCTAATTTTACTCGGGAAAAATTTGCGGTGGATTTGGCCCCGATCTGCGGGCCTGGGATCGGTGAAGTGCTTTTTTTTTGATTTTTTTTCAGAAAATTGCGTTTTTGTTTGGAGACGGGGAACAATCTCCGGCTCCGGGGGGCGAGGGCAAAGCGGCGGCGCGGACCCCTTGCCACGCACGCACGCACGCCTGGCGCGTGGCGTCGGTCGGTCGGCTCTCAGGCTCGACAAGGGCTAGGGGACTAGTCCACCTACTTCCCCAACTCCCCTCTAACCCAAGCTCCATCGCCAACCCGCAACCCCTGTTAGCCCTTGTCTACCCTGAGACGGCTAGCGCCTAGAATCCTGGCAAACCGTCAATATTTTGCCACAAGTTCGCGTTACGCTTAGAACGTTTATCAAGTAAAACTAGCCGAAACTGTTGCCTTTACCCTAAAACTAGCGTAACGATACTGCATCAATCGCAGGTTACAGCCTGCCCAAACGAGAGGAAGAAGAGGAAGAACAATGCAAAACGTAAATGGAAAGCTGACTCACCACGCAGGAATCCTTAAAATCATCAAGCGTTTGCCCAACACTACATCTGGCAATCCCCGCTACGAGGTCGAGCTTGACGGTTACCGGATGGTTACAAAACCGGATGTATCGGATGCCTACCTAGTTTCCGATTTGGGCGGATGCCCAGTAGGAGTCTTGGCAGGTTACCATTACGGCAAATTGAGTATTTCCCAGATTTTCCCCGGTACTGAGCGTTCTCACCCCGAGGATGCTCGCCGTTGGAAAGAGAGCATA